GGAACTGTCAATAACGTATTCGACGTTTACCCTTGGCTGCAGTCTTATCTTGGTGCTTATTGCCTTGGAGGCTCTGGCTCTTATCAAGTTCGTACTGTGAGGGGTTGAGATGCCAGGAGCACTAGACAGTTTATTCAAGAACGTTGCCAAATCAGTTGTCGCCGATCTGGGCAAATCCCTTGACACGACAGTGGTCTACACGCGTAAGGCATCGCCAGTGTATAACACCAGCACTGGTGCGTTAACGACAACTGATACGTCTTACTCTTTTGACGCACCAATCGAGTTTGTGCAGTCAGACGAAGAGGAGGGCCGTGAAGAGCGCAAAGCAAAGCTCTACATAACCCCAGATCTTATAGGCGATAATCAACCCACGCTTGAAGACACACTCACTCTTAAGTACGCAGGGTCAAACCGCGTTGCACAAATTACAGACATTCGCACGTACAAGGGTGATCAAGAGTATCTATTTATTGTTCAGGTGAGGTTCTGATGGCTAAAGATGTTTCTAGACAAATTCAGGACGAGACCGAAGCATACCTTCAGCAAAGTTATAACAGACTAATAGCTACAATTATGCGTCGATTAGCCACTAAAAAACGTAGTCCTGTTTATACGGGATTTTTTGCCTCTAGTTGGAAAGTAAATACTTCTCCGATAAAAGCTAAAGACAAAATAGAAGAATTTTCACCATGGTCCGAAATTAGGCAGCGCAAAGCAAAAGACCCTACAAGCAAAGAGTATAAAATTGATCAAAGATTTTACCCTCCTGGCAAAGCTTATAGCTACAAAAGGCGCGTTTACATTGGTAACACAACGGAGTATTCAATTTACGCTTTAGAAAGCGGTAAAGTTCAACAGTTTGTGCAAGGGACTGAGATGAAAGCTTTAGTCGATGCAGCATTTAAAGAGCGTAAGGCCAGTATCTCTGTAGGGTCTCGGCAAGGCATTGGTACGTTTGGGACACAAGCTGGTTCGATTTATACTGGCTATACCGAGCTGTAACCATGACTTTAGTTAACGCCAGAGCAGCTTTTGAAAAAGCAGTTACTGACGCTGTTGTGGCAGCCGACAATACTGTGCTGATGAAATACGACAACGTTGCATTTACAACCCCCGGCAAAACTAAAAAGTACATTTTGATGACTGTTAGTTTTGGGCAGGCAACATTGCAAAATCAGGGAGCAGCGCAAGGTTATTATGCTGGAACGATTCAATGCAACGTTTACGTTCCAAAATCTGAGGGAACGTCGGTCTTGTCAGCAATTAGTGAGTCTGTCATTGACGGTTTAACTTCAGTCAATGCCAATGGCTATGTAGACGCTTTTAGCACCAAACCTAGAGTGCTAGACATTATTGGTCCTACGCCTCTGGATATTGAGGACAGATCGCACTTTGTCGGGGTAATTTCTTGCCAATTTACTGCTACGGCGTAGTATTGTATTAAGAACACGTCGGTCTTTCATGCGAGCTACAGAGCTTCTTCGTAACAAATTTGGCGTAAGCCAGCTGTATAAGCATGAAGTAAAGCAAGACGGTGAGACGGTGTTAGAGGTCTACTGGCACCCTTTAACTATTGCCGAGCGTGAATCGATTCAAAAAAGTGCTGATTCTGAGGACGCAGGTGATTTTGCTCTCGGGATGATGATCCGAAAAGCATTAGATGCTGACGGTAAACGTTTGTTTCAGGACGGCGAAAGGGCTGTCTTGAAAAATTCTGTCGAGGCGTCTGTACTGCAAGAGATTCAGCTGGCCATGCTGTCTTCTGGGGCAGATAGCAAGGTGGAGGAAGCGAAAGCAGAGCTAAAAAGCTAATGGCGATTGGTTCTTCATGTATGCGTTAGCAAAAGAGCTGGGCATGACTGTTGTCCAGCTTTCACAGACGTTGACGCAAGAAGAGCTAATTGGGTGGGCAGCGTTTTTTGAATTAAAAAACGAGCAGGAGGACAAGGCTATCCAGCAAGCAAAAGTTTCAGGCAAGGCGCAAACAATGTCTAGGCGGTAGGATCGGGTGAGGTAGCTGTAGGGCCGTGGCTAGTTTTGGAATCAATCTAGATCTGCGGCTTAATGGTGAAACCGCTCTTAATAGAGCAATCCGTGGAACAAAAACGCTTGAAAACATTGTCAAGCGGTTAAACGATAAGCCTCTCGACCTTTCCAACATTGGTGGGGCGTCGAGGCTTGATGAAGGAAGGCTGGGCAAAGCAAGGAAAGACATAATTGCTTTTGCACAGGAACTAACAAAAACTCAAAAACCGCTTTCTAATACAGAAGCAGGAATACGCGAATATATCTCAGCTTTTAACCAATTAGCCGCAAATACAAAGTCAGGAACGCCAGCCTTTAATGCTTTTGTTGGTGTTGTTGCGAAAGCAGAGAAGGAATTACAAGATCTTGCTATAGCTACGGAAAACGCAAAGCGTGCTCAACTAGGTCTTGTAAGTGTAGAAGAAGAAGCTGCAAATCTTGCAAAGAAAAATCAGCAGGCTAAAGCAAAAGTTAATGAAGCCAAAGCTCGCAAGGAAAACGAGAGACAAGCAAGTCGTGAAGCCGCAGCGTTAAAAAGAGCAAATCGTGAAAAAGAACGAGAAGCAAAATTAGCAAAGCAGAAAAAAGGCAGGGCTATTGGCGATTTAGCGGCAAGTGTTGGTTTTCCGCTGTTGTTTGGCGGTGGTCTTGGGTCAGTAGCCGGCGGAGCGACGGGATCTCTTGTTGGCAGTGCGCTTGGGATAGGCTTCGGCGGTCAAATTCTTGGAAGCGCAATTGGTCAACAATTTGATAAAGCAGCTGCAGCTGCAAACACATTTGCAATAGAGGCAACTAAAGCTTCGACTTCTATAGGAACCCTTGTCGAAAAATTTGGGATAGCCGGAACTGGCTCGGCTGCGTCACTTGGGTTTGCGGAGACATTAGGAATTGGTGGAGCTGCGCGTGCCGCTGCTGGAGGAAGCTTTTTTGGAATTGTTGGTGAGGAAGGAGTTAAAAGTATTAAGGAACTGGGACGTTCCGCTGAAGACTCAGCTAATGCCTTGAGCCGATTTGGTGCGGCTACAACTGCAGCTTTTGCCCCTTTACTGACTAGCCTCAATGATTTAACAACAGGTTTATTTGGTGGCATATCTAAGCCTGAACAGTTAAAACGCGCTGAAGAGCAAGCTGGTAAGTCTTCTGCCGCTATCACGGGCGTAGGAGCCGGTGCCCGGGCAGAATTTGAGGCTGCAAGACGCGCAAGACTTGCTGAAGCAGTTGAAACTTTAGGGCAAGACCCGGAAGTTAAAGCTTATTTAGACCTAGAAAAACAAATACAAAAGGTAGTAAAAGACAGAATAGATTTAGCCAAGCAGGGCGCAAACTTGGAAGAAGGTCGGTTAAATGCCCGTCGCGATGTTCTTGCAGTTGAGCAAGGTAATTTGGCGATAAAAGGACAACAAAATAAATTAGATATACTTGAAATTGAACTTCTGGAAGGCAAGTTGTCCCCAGCTAAAAAAAGAGAGCTAGAGTTAGAGAAAAGCTTAACCAAGGAAGCAATAAGGCAATCAAAAGCTGCTCGCGAGAATGCTCGCATTGCAGCAGAGCGCCAAATAGAAAAAGAACAAATCTCAAGTGCTGCAAAAAGAATTCAATCTATAACTAATATTCAAAAAGCAGAATTAAGCTTGCAAAAAATAACGCAAGGGAGGTTTGCTTTTTACGAAGAAGACTTGGACATGTTAGACACAGAGCTTGATCGCAAAAAAGCGACTTTAGAGCTTGAAAGGAAGAGTGCCTTAATCGGAGTAACAGAGTTAGAAAGGCGAAGTGCCATAAACAGAGAGTACGATCTGCAAACAGATTTATTGCAAAAACAATATTATCTAAATGTTGCAAATAGAGAGCAACAACAAGGGGCTAACAACATAGCTAAGCTTCGGGTACAGCAAGCCTTGCAGCTTCAAAGCATCGAAGCAAAAATTGCTGCTGATCGTGCGGTTAGGTCTACAGATCCTTCTGCTCAATTGAGCACAATGGGTGCAGGATTGGGCTTTTTCGCTGACAGTGCCGCTCTAGAAAACGAGCAAGCTCTTTTGTTTATTGAAAACTTAGACCTAATGAGTTCTAAGTTGAAAGATGTTCAGGACCAGATAGAAAAGGGTAGCCAGATTGGGTCTAATATCGGGGAAGACGGTTTAAATAAACTTAGAGATCAAGAAGATATTATAAAAAATCAAATTTTATTATTCGAGCAGTATCAACCGGCAATCGATGCAGCTGCTTTGGCCCAAGCACGTTTTAACGATGCACTTGCGTTTGCTAGCCCAGTTGTCGATAGTTTGTTTAATAATTTACAGCAAGTTGTTGCGGGAACCAAGAGTGCCAAGGAAGCTTTTGCTGATTTCTTGATGACAGTTGCTGATCTCTTGATGGAGACAGCGACGCAAATGATCGCAACTTATATCGCGATTGGCATTGCACGCGCCTTTGCTGGAATGGGCGGCGGAGAAGCTTCTTCTTCAGACCTTCAGGTTATGGGTGCGTCGCCCACCCAAGCGAACACAATAGCGGGAGGGGGTTCTGTCGGTTGGTCCACGGATATGGGTCCCAATGGTGGGGTCTTGAATCCAAAATCCTTCTCTTCTTTTGCTCAAGGCGGTTTTGTTTCCAGCCCAACTAACGCATTAATCGGTGAAGGCGGCGAGCCTGAGTACGTCATCCCTCAATCCAAAATGCGTGAAAGCATGTCGCGTTATTCGCGCGGCTCACGCGGTGGCGGTGTCATTCCGTCTGCTGGTGGATCGTCTGCATCAGGCGATGGTGGCGTTGCAGTTGCCGCACCAATCGATGTTCGCTACACCGTGGAACGTATCAACAGCGTTGATTACGTAACCGCTGATCAGTTCCAGTCTGGAATGCAACGTGCAGCATCGCAAGGCGCACAACGCGGTGAGCAGAATACACTAAAACGATTACAAATGAGCGGTAGCACCCGCAAGAGGTTAGGTCTATGACAAGTTTTGCCTTTGGCCATGCGCTACAAATAAAAGATAAAGAAGAAAAAATTTATCGTTTTCAAAATTTTTTTATTGGAAAACAGATTACGCACAAGGAATCTGGCTATCTGTTTGTTCCTTTTGGTTTTTCCGGCGTAACCGTTAACCGTACAGGTGATGGCTTAGAGGCCACTATCGTTTTCCCAAACAAAAGCGGCGAAAAGGACGGTAGCGGCAGATTAGCCAGAAATTGGGCTGTTAGGGCTCTTAATGAAAGTTGGCTCATGGAAGTTGACGTATTGATCATTGAAGACCCTGACCCTGACACAGGTTTGGCAACGGCAAATAAAGTGGTTCACACTTATATCGGCCAAGTAACTGGGGGTCAGTGGGACAACGTGTCAATAAATCTTGAGCTAAGCACTGTGTTGGATGCTGTTGGGGCGGATGTGCCACGACGCGCTTTGACCAAATCAAACGTCGGCAACTTGCCGGTTAGCAATAATGTCCGGTTGCGCTGATCTTATTGGAATGCCGTACCGGCTAGGCGCTGACGGCAGCGATGGGCACATTGACTGCATCCACTTGTGTTATGAGGTTTGGGAGCAAGTTGGAGTCAAAGGGCCACCGTTTAAAGAGTCTTGGTATGAGGCCAGCAAATGGGAAGTATCTCGTGATTTATTGAACTGGGGTTTTCGAGTTGAGAAGCCTGAGTATGATGGCGATATTCTGCTGTTACCACAGCAATCCTGGGCATTTGCAGTCACATGGCAGACGGGAATCTTGTACGTCAATCGAATGTCGGAAAAAGTGCAGTGGTCTTCGGCCCGTCTGTTTACGACGCACCACTGCTTCCGTACGAAAGAGAATTAATAAAAACAATTGGAATTACAGAGAAAGAGTATCAACTGTTTGCGGCTGAAGTCAGGCGGCGTGGGCGGTTAAGACCTGCAGAGTATGAGCATATTCCTGATGTTCAGGCAACAGGCACAGAGGCTGTATTTATTAGCATTGCAATTAATTTAGTTCTTACCGGCGTTGCATATCTGCTGATGCCAAAGCCAAAGATGCCTTCGGCTTCAAGAGGTTCTACTTTTGATACCGGCAGCATCACCGGACAAAGCAGATTTACTCCATCTCGTGGGTTTGAGACATTAAATGAGCTGGCTGATTACGCCTCACCAATCCCAATCATTTTTGGTTTGTATCAAGGGCAAGGACGAGGCGAAGTTGGCGGCATTTTTGTCACACCCAAACTTGTTTGGTCACGGATGTTTAGTTATGGAACGCAGCAATCCGCTTTATTAATGTTTGTTGTAGGTGAACAAGGCGTTGACAATGGAGTCGGCGACGGCATTAAGCCACCAGAACTCGAAGGGATCATGCTTGGCAACAATGCACTTGATCCAATTCATGAAGACGCATTTACTTTTTATTGGAAAGCAGCCACTACAACGGCAGCAGGGTCAAGGATTAAAGGAACAGACAGAAAATATGGCACTCATGGCAAGCCGGATAGTGGCAATCCGGGCCTAGGACTTATTACCGGTGACGTAAAAACAGAAGACGTATTTCTTGCCCCAACAAATGAGTCACTAAAATCTAAACCTTTTTGCCATGCGTACTCGCCTGTTAACTCGGCTGAGTTTGGAGCGTACTCACCAATCGCAAATGGCAATGGGATAAAAGTAAATTACGAGATTATTCCTATTGGAAAAAATGTAGGCCAAGATAAGAGTGACGCTTCTGAAACAAAGAAGAGCCAAAGAGCGAAGGTAATGCAGCGTGTAAGGATTGTTGGCGACGAAAACAAAGCCCGTGAATTTAATGCACAACTTGTGCCAGGGGAAAAAACTGCTTATAACGACAACGAGTTCGTTGTAAAAACTATTTTAAGACAAAATCAATCTGGCACTGGTCGTCAATACAGCCCAAGAATGGGTCTAATTCGTGTCAGAAAAGGTAACACGGTAATCACAACAAATGGCGATGATTATACACGTGAAGTCCTTGTTGACAAAGGAGATACTGCTGTATTTTTAATCAGTGACACTCAAATTGATGAGGAAGTATATAAAATTTCTTCGGCTGCTGTAAGCGTAACCGATATAAACAGTGTTGTCTTTGACTCTCAAGTAGCAGCGGATGAGCAGATGCAAAAAGGAGAAGTGTTTGCTATTGCTGGGACGCTTTGGAAAGTTATAGGAAGGAGCAATAATAAAATATTCCGTCTTGGGAGTGGCTCTCAACTTATTACTTTGGAGTGTATTGACACCACAACATCTGCCTCGAAAAAAGTTGGAATCGTAAGCAAAGACCGAGTAGTTGAGCCTCCCCTGTATATCGATGACAAACGAGGCGTTGGCCCGCAATATTACCCTTTAACGCGAATGTCAGTCACCTCTATCAGGAACAATCGATCAGCTGTTATTACAGAGTTTGGCATTAAAAGTACAGTTTTTCAACGTTTAAATGGATTGACAGCTATCAATGGGTTGCCAATCCCAGATGAAATTAAAGAATTTGGGAAAGACAAGACTACAGTAACCACTGGAACAATTAATGTTTTTATATCAAGGGCCTCCGTCTTTCGGGTCGCCATAAGGAAAGCAAACACAAAAGACGACTTTGTATTTTTAAACGAATATTTTGTTGTTATTGGGAGCAAGCCAGTCGCTCAGTACAACTCTATTCAAATAATTGCTCCAAACAAGGATAATTTTGACCAGCTTGAGTTCAAGATAATTCCTGTGCCTGGCGGGGAAATTAGGGATATAGGCGCAGAGCAAGTATTTGTTCATTTAAGATCATCCACTGAAGAAAGCAATCCATACGGTGGAGAGACTAATGTTCCCGGAATAGGGCTTTTAAAAGTTAAATGCTCTGGCAACGAAGTCAAAAAATCTATGTTTAGCGATAACGCTGAATTAGGAAGAAACGCAAGGATAGTCGTTACGACTGGCGAAAAAGGTAAGCCAAGCAATATAGAGATTGAAAAATATTTACCACAGAATCAAAATACAGATAGATTTAAAGCTCAAAGCATTGAAAAACTAAGTTTCGTTTCTACACCGGCTACTGGAGTCGGCAAAAACGGTGCGTTTAGTTTTGCACTTGCTGGCGATCCTGATATTGACGGACCCAACACAAAAACGACAGAGACAACTGAATACTACAATAACAATACAGAATTTATTAAGCTGCGATGGCAATGGGTTAAAAGAGTTATTGCAAACCCAGATCAGTACGCTAGAAAATTTAATGGGCAAAACAAAGCTTGGGATCTTGTCTCCTGCACAGTTATAAATAGTTCCCCAGGATTTCCGTTAAACCATGAGTTTGAGGTGCGCAGGGGCTTAAACAAAACAAATACTGTCGACAGCAATGGCAACCTCAGACCTACGGACGTGGACTATGGGGACAGAAACCCGTTCAAATACAATAACCCCGATATTGGCGATGGTGTTTTGCGTGGTTCGGGTATCAAGTTTAAAGTTACCGAAGTTGCATTAGTTCAAGGCGGGGATGAAGAACAAGCATATTTGTTTGAAACGCTTGGCCGCGCCGTAGAGTCTGGCCTTAACAATATTGAGTCAAAAGTTATCAGCAAAACTAAGCAAAACAAACAAATAGAATTTACTTTAAATGCAAAAGTAGTGCGACTTGCTAGCCATCCTACTGGAGAAAAATTTGGTTACAGTGTTACTCAAGTTGTTAAAAATTCAAACAATACAGTCGAAGGGTGGCAAGTGGATGACTTTGTGGATGATTTAGCAACCGTGACCGCACAAAATCCATTTGGCACAAAAGGTGTTGTGGTAGCTGCTAGGTATAAAGTTAAAAGTTTGGAGGCGGCTGCAACGTCAACTTCGTATAAAGGGGACAACTTTGAATTTAATAATGGCTATGCAGACTTAAGCTTTTATAGGCAGTTAATTCAAAAGTCAAACGATACAGAGCCTGAGCATCAAGTCGTATATGTAAATGAAATCTTACCTAACGTCGATGAACCTCAGTATTCAAGGCTTACCACCGCAGGCTTGTCTTTAAAAGCTACTAGGGCTTTTTCGCAGTTAGATCAGCTTCGTTGCTGGCTGGCTAGTGGATTAAAAGTTAAGCGTCTTCATCCTGACTACTTGAACAATGAGGACAACCCATACGAGAACGACCCAAGCAGCGGAACTTTTAAAAAAGAATTTGGCCCGAGTCATTTATTTCAAGATCTTGTTTTCCATCTCATGACAGACCAAATGGCTGGTGCGGGAGGACTGATGAATATGACATCTGACAATGCACCGTTAGTGGATCTAGAAAGTTTTAAGTCAACAGCTAAATTTTTGTCAAAACAAAAAATGTTCTTCAATGGGGTTGTAACAGAAAGGACAAATTTAAGACAATTTGTTACGGACATTGCGCCTTACTTCTTGTGTAATTTTGTTATAACTGATGGCAAGTTTGGATTGCTGCCTGCCATACCGTTTTTGGATTCAGGCAATATAAATACGGGCAGCATAAATGTTAGTCAGCTATTCACGGCTGGCAACATACTTGAAGATAGTTTTAGCGTTGAGTATCTTCGTTTTGAAGATCGCAGGCCATTCGTTGCAATTGCGCGTTATAGAAAAGAAACACCTAATAAGTTCCCAGAAGAAAAAGCAGTTATTGTTTTTGAGAAAGATGGTAAGCCAGACGATATGCAAAATCTTCCGCAAGAGACGTTTGACCTTACGCAGTTTTGTACTTCAGAAGAACATGCAGTCAAGGTAGCTCGTTACTTTTTAGCATTGCGAAAACTGGTTACACATACGATTAAATTTTCTACAACGGTGTTCGGCTTAGACCTTAAGGCTGGTTCGTTTATCAAGGTTATCACTGAAGTCAGCCCTTACAGCAGTGCTAATAATGGAACGGTCGATGGGTCAGGCAACGTTGTAAGCGTGACACCTTTAGGAGATGGTCAGCATGATGTGCTTTATTTTCAAAGCGGTGGAGAGACAGACGTAGAAGAAGGCAAGATGACAATAAGTGATGGCAAAGTTTCAGAAAACAAATTCCATAATGCAGTGTTTACAATCAATGATCCAGATAAAGTATCTGAGAACATTTATGTTGTAGAACAATTAACTTTCTCTGAAGAAGGCACTGTAGACATTGTTGCCTCAGAGCATCCGTGTACGACCGAAGCCGGTACGGTTAATATAAGCAAGCTGGCTTTGGCTGTTGTTGACGAGGCTGGTGACTACCAGGTAAAAACTACTTAAATGGCTTTTCCTTCACTCGTTCCGACTAGCCGTGCTTTTGACCCTGGAAACTATCCGGTCAAAACCTACACGTCTCAAAGTGGCAAGGAAACCAGAATTTTGTATGGCAGTGAACGTACCAACGTAAAGCTGCAACTGTCTTATACCAACGTTGGCGATGCGTCAGCAGAGCTGTTCCTTGACCATTTTGACGAAACAAAAGGCACCTTCAGCACTTTTGATTTGCCTGTTGGATCGTTAGGAGGCTGGGGCACAAATACTGATGCCTTGCGTTCAGAACCCACGACAGTTCCAACTGTGACGCTTGTCGTGACAGTTGCGGCTTCTGGTGGGGCTAACAAGTATCGAATTAATGGGTCTTCAACAGACAACGAAGCGCTGACGCTGACTGAAGGCACTGTCTATTTGTTCAACCAAGCAGACTCGTCAAACGGTGCTGGTGGAGGTCACCCATTGCGTCTTAGTACAACAAGCGATGGCACTCATGGCAGCGGTGCCCTTTACACAACAGGCGTAACAACCTTTGGAACTCCTGGTAGCGCTGGAGCGTACACACGAATTAAAGTTGCCAAAGACGCTCCAACTTTGTATTACTTCTGTACGTCCCATGCTGGGATGGGAGGTCAAATCAACACTCCAGCAGGCACTGAGTCTTCTGCGTCAGGGACACCAGCAAAGTACAGATACGAAAGAGCACCACAATTAACGCAGGTGCGGCCTGGGGTTAGCACTGTTACAGTGAATCTCATTGGCGTGATCTGATGGCAAAG